GGCTGCCGTATAGCGCCGTGGCGAACATGGTCGGCAATACGGCGGGCGGGCCGGTGGGTCGCTTGCTGCGCGAGTCGTGGGGCGCAAACGCCGGGGCCGTGGGCGACGCGCTGGTGCGCGGCACGGCGTTGGGCTGGCATCCGACCAGGACGGCGGCGGCCATGCGCCAGGCGGCGGACATGAACCTGACGCGGGCGATTACGATTGCGCGGACGGAACAACTCAGGGTGTACAGGGCGGCTACGCAGATGCAATACAAGGCCGCGGGCATGGGCGGCTATCGTCGTGTGGCGTCGAAGTCAATCCGGACGTGCCTCGCGTGTTTGATGCAGGACGGCCAATGGTTCTCGATTGACGTGCCATTTCAGGAGCATGTTACGGGCCGCTGTACCATGATTCCGGCGAAAGACCCCAAAGCGAACCCGGTGACGTGGGAGACGGGCGACACGTGGTTCCGCAGGCAGGACGCCGCGACGCAACGCAGCATGATGGGGCCGGGCAAATTCGCGGCATGGCAAAATGGGCGCTTTGGGTTAGCCGACCTGCCCGTCTTGGTGGAAAGTGACGTTTGGGGCGGCGCGTGGCAAGTACAATCTTTGCAGGCATTGACAGCATAGGAGGAACGATGGCACGCATGAAACGGGTGGACGTACCTGACGATTACAAGCCGCATCCCCGTCCGGCGGTGCAGGTAGACGCTACGGCCACCGCTGAGGCAGAGAAGGCCGCCGCGCCACCTGTGCCGACGGGCTACGTGTCGCGCACGATTACATGGCCCGCGGCGTACTGGGAAACTTTCGACCGCCAGGCGCATCGCGGCGGGCTGTCGGTCTCGAAGTGGTTGGAAAAACTGCTTGCGCATATGGCGCGTGAATAGGGGAGGAAGGTGACAACAGACGAATTGATTCAGGCCCTACGCCAGGCTGATCCAACGGGGCAAATGCTCGTTGTCAGACTGGATGATTTTGGTTATACCGACAAAATCACCGTGACCCGGCAAGCTTTGCTGTTCGACGATAATCTCGACCTTTACCGCGAGCCATATTTCGACGATGACCAATCCGCGGCGATTGATGCGGTGGTGCTTTGAGGTGCAATTTCGATGAGCGAGGAACGCGCCCCCTATAATACTGGTCATCATAGTGCTATACTGGAGGTGCAGCGGCCCTTGCACACGCGCAACCTGGACGAACTTGAGCGCGAGTTGACGCAGCTGGAACGCATGTTGACGCCGCTGTTGAACCAGGTGCGCCAGATGCTTGGCAAGGAGCCGAAGGAGTAAGGATGTTTACGATCAGCATTTCTAGCGATGACTCATTAAGTCTGACTCATGTCCTCACCCTTGCCGATGTTGCGCTGAACAGCGGGGGGGGGGAGACGAACCATAATGAGTTGGGGACGACAATCGAATTGATTACTCCTGCCACACGGTGGTATTTGGGACAACTGACCACCGTGATTCCCGACATTATCGAGGATGGGCAAGAATTGCAGCCATTGATTGCACTTCTTGAGCGTGCTGCAGAAGACATCAAGAAAATGGCGGCGGCGATTTCCAGGAAGTAAATTAGGCGGCATGGGACGTACCAATTGCATAATGCAGCCCCACTTGGCGCAAGCCAACCGCGGCGACACTGGCAAGTCCAGTTGTCGCCGCCTTTGTTTTTATGTGAATGAGTAGACACAGGGAGACAGGCTGAGATGGCCGACGAACAACAGGGCAACGGCGGGACGCCACAAGCCCAGGGCGAGACGCCCAAACCAATTGAGAACTTTGACGAGTGGGTGGCCGGGCAGCCGGAACCGGTGCAGTCATTGCTCGACAAGCACACGGGCGGCCTGCGGACGGCCTTGCAGACTGAGCGCGAGAACGCCAAGCAACTGGCGAAGCAACTCAAAGAGTTGGGCAAGACGCTCGACCAGAGTAGCGACGCCGCCAAGCAACTGAGCGAGATGCAAGGGCGCTTGGAGACAGAGCAACGGCGCGCCGACTTCGTGCAGGAAGCAGCCGCGGCGGGATGCCGTGACCTGCGCCTGGCGTGGTTAGCAGCCAATGCGGACGGCTTGACGCTCAAGCAGGTGATGGCGCAACACCCTGACCTATTTGCCGCCGTGCGGCCCGTCACGAACGCGGGCAACGGCGCACAACAGGCGACGGGGGGCGCGAGGAACATGAACAATTTCATCCGCAGAGCCGCAGGCCGCGGGTGACTTAGCCCGGCGCAGAGCCGGGAGGGGGTAGGAAATGCCTTACAATTCAACGATTTTGCGTGGGGATGCTGCCGCTCTGATTCCAGAGGACGCGGCGAGTGACATTCTCGCCGCTATCCCGCAGTCATCGGCGGTCATGGGCCTCGCGCGGCGCTTGCCGAACATGAGCACGGCGCAACGGCGGATGCCGGTTATGAACGCGATGGCGACGGCGTACTTCGTCACCGGCGACACCGGCTTGAAGCAGACGACTGATGTTTCCTGGGCGAACAAGTTTCTCGACGCCGAGGAACTCGCCGTCATCGTGCCAATTCCTGAGGCGGTGCTCGACGACGCTTCGTTCGACATCTGGGGCGAAGTGCGGCCCAGTTTGGTAGAGGCGTTCGGCATTGCCATCGACGCCTCCGTCCTGTACGGGACGAACATCCCGGCGACATGGACAACCAACCTGGGCGCGGCGGGTATCGTGGCGGGAGCGTTGGCTGCTGGCCACAATCCAAGCCTGGCGGCCTACGCCGACATGTATGAGGCTGTCCTGGGTGAGACGGCGGCGGGCGTGTCCGGTCTGTTTGGATTCGTCGAGTCCGACGGTTTTATGGTCACGGGCAGTATTGCCCATCTGACCATGAAACGCAAGCTACGCAACGTGCGCGATGTCAATGGCGGGCTGATCTTCACCACGTCGATGCAGGGTACGAACCAGTATCAGCTAGACGGCGCGCCGATTCTATTCCCGACCAACGGGGCGATTAGCGCGACGCAACTGCTTATCTCCGGGCAATGGAATCAGTTGGTCTATGCCATGCGTCAGGACATCACCTACAAGTTGTTGACCGAGGCGGTCATTACGGACGCCGCGGGCAACATCATCTACAACCTACCGCAACAGGACATGGTTGCGCTGCGTGCCGTGATGCGACTCGGCTTCGCGTTGCCGAATCCCATGAATCGGGTTAACCCGACCGACGCGACGCGTTTCCCGTTCGCCTATCTGACGGCATAGGGGAGGACGACATGAGTCTATTCCCGTTCAAGACGAATTGGGCGCGCCAGGCGCAATCAGACGCCGGGGTGCGTACCAATCTGCTATCTACGGTTCAGTACGCTCCCGGCTCGCCGGTGTTGGACGACGTAGATTGGTTTGTGGTCAGCGCGGATATGAAGGTGGGCGCGTACACACTGGCGCACACAGCGCCTGACGTAGGCGCGCGCAACGTGACGGTCACGCAGACAGCCGTTGGCACAGAAGATACCAACGGGACCATCGTCGTGGTCGGCACGGATTTGGGTGGTAATGCCATTACCGAGACGCTCACGCCCAACGCCGGGGCGACCGTAGCGGGCACGAAATGCTTCAAGACTATCACCAGCATCACCGGCGCGGGATGGGTCATTGACGGTGTAGAGGCGACCGAGGACACCGTGACGGTGGGCTTCGGCGCGCTGATTGGCTTGCCTGATAAGCTATCCGACACGGCGCAGGTGCTATTCGCGTCGCTGGCCGGCGTCAAGGAGGCGACGGCTCCCACCATCACCGTGAGCGCTACGGTACTGGCGGCGAACACCGTTGACCTGAACTCGGCGCTCGACGGCACGGCGGTCAAGATCTATTACATGGTCTAGCGACCAGGAGGTTGAGATGTCTTTTTCAGGTGGCTATATCGAGATTCCGCTGACCGGCAACGCGCTGTTCGCGGGCGGCGAGATTGCGGCGGTGGCGAACCCGGAAGGCGTGCCGCTGATCATCCAGGATGTGAAGATTTACGTGGACACGCCTTCGACCGGCGCGTGCAATCTCAGCGCGGGGCTGGCTGCCGACGCGGTTAGCGCCGACACCGACATGATCAACGCGTTGGCGATCAACGGGGCGATTACCGGGTTGGCCTATCACGGCATGACGGCACTGGCGGCCAAAGGCGCGGCGCAGGTGTGGGGCACGACGCAATACCTGACCGCCACCGGCTCGGCTTCGAGCGCGGGCTTTACCGGACGGCTTTTCGTGTCGTATATCCGCACGGCGTAAAAGCGACTGGAGGGATCGTGGCAGCATCGGCGGCGATGATCATGAGGTTACGGCGCATGGTGGTGGAACCGGCCGATGCGGGCGGCTACACGGACGCGGTGCTGACTGAGATTGTGGAGCGTTACCCGCTGTTGGACGTTGACGGCCTCGACTCGACCGACGCCGACTGGGTGGCGACGTATGATATTGCGGCCGCTGCGAGTGAGGTATGGTCTGAAAAGGCCGCCTCACTCGCAGCCAACTTCGACTTCGACGCCGACGGCGCATCGTTCAAACGCAGCCAGGCGCACGCGCAGGCGATGAAGCAGGCGCGCTACTATGCGGCGCGGCGCGCGCCGGGGACGATCCAAATGGTGCGCGTGACCAACGATGACGACATGGAAGTGGGGGAACTGTAGCCATGCTAAGCGCAGACGACCTAAGCGCCATGCGGGCGACGCAGGCAGCGACGTTTGACCTGACCGGCGTGTTCAAGCGCATGACGCTGGTATCGGACGGTGCGGGCGGTCAAATCGAGACACCTTCCACCGTGGCGACCACGCCGGTACGCGTCGCCGTCAACAACGCGCTTGGCGGTGAGATTGTGGTGGCGGGCAAGCTGACCAGCGACCAGACATTTTTGGTGACTGCGCCCTACGGGACGGCGGTCAAAAACACCGACTGGGTAGAGGTGTCTGACGGCCAGGTCTATGACATCATCAATGTGAAAGCGCCGCACAGCCGCGAGACAGCCGTCGTTTGTCTTTGCACGAGGCGCGCTACATGACAGCTGCGTATGGGTGCGACGTAAGCCATTACCAGAGCCAAATTTCTTGGTCGCAGGTCGCCGCGGCGGGCAAAGCGTTTGCCATCATCAAGGCGACGGAGGGCACGACCTGGATGGACGCGCGCTTTCGCAGCAACTGGGCGGCGGCGCGTGCGGCCGGGCTGCGAGTTTCGGCGTACCACTATTTCCGTCCTGGTCTCGACCCCATCTCTCAGGCGCAGCATTTCCATGCCGTGGTGGGCGATCTGGCCGCGGGCGATCTAATTCCCTGGGTGGACGTGGAGGATGAGCATAGTTCCGTCGGCGGCCTGGCAGTCGCGCCTGCCGTTATCGTAGAGCAGCTATTGGCGTGTCTGGGGGAATGTCAGAGGCTGTTTGGCGCCCAAACCGGCGTGTATACGGGACGATGGTTTTGGGACAAACTGCCGCACACGGGGCGCTTCGCTCAGCAGCCTCTATGGGTGGCGCATTGGTTTGTTGACCAGAAGCCGGGCGGGACATTCTCGCTGCCGAGCGGGTGGTCGCAATATGCCATCCATCAATACACGAGCCGGGGCAAGGTGGCGGGCATCACCGGCAACGTAGATTTGGACTGGACGCCGGACCTGACCGCTATCATGGTCGGCGGCGGAGTGGACAAGACGCGTGCGGTAATCGCGTTGTTGGAGCAGGCGCTTGCGCTGCTGAGAGGGTAGACAATGGCGAGTGTAGACTTTCCCGAAAATGAGCGGGAGGAAGGCGATCCGACAATGGCTGAGGAACAACCGACTCAGAAAGACCTGAGCACTGAGGACATGTGGGACTTAAACCGCAAGTTGATCTATGCCAGCGAGCATTATGACCAACGTATCGAGAATCTGAACCAGAAAACTGTTGCCGACGCGCAGGCGCAAGCCGTCTTTTGGCAGAACATTACCGAGCGCAATCTGGCTCTGAAACTGGCGAGTCAAGAACTGTTGGAGAGGCAACAGCAGTTTTGGGCGACGATGCGCGAGCGGCAAGACCAACATGCCGACCAGCGCACGCATGTGGCGACGCTACATAGCACGGACTATGCGCGTGCGCGCAATGGCGTGCAGAACGACAACGAAGTCGCCATGAAGCACAACATCCTGGCGGCGCGTACTATCGAGCCGACGCGCGAAGAGAATATTGCTGATGCGACTTCGGCGGCGGTCAATCAGGCTGTAGACACCGTGACGCGGGCGATGGTGGATCGCACGCAAACCTCGGCGGCCAACGTGACGGAACTGTCGGCAGCCAGACAGGTGGCGGATGTGAACGTATTGAATACGCTCAGCGAGTTGGCGGGCATCGTACAGACGATGCAGACGCAAAGCGCAACCAGTCAGGCTGCGTTTATGGCGCTGACCAATCAGGTCAGCGAACTAGTGGGTGCAGTCCAGGCGTTGATGGCGGCGCAGAAGACATTGGCGTCGTAGGCAGACAGGGGTGGGATGTAACAAATCTCACCCCCTGATTCATGGGAAACGGTTAGGTAAGCGTGGCAATTGCCTTTGCGAATCTAGGCGCATCTGCCGCCCCCGACATCAACAGCAGTACCGATGCTACTAGCTATGCTACCGCATCTTGGGTTCCACCCACTAGCGGCCTCCTCTTCCTGTTCGTGCAGAGTCGGCGCGCGGCCGGCGTCGATACGCCAACCGTATCCGGCAACAGTATCACATGGACCAAGATCGCCGGTCCTGTCACGACTGGGACGGGGTTAGCAGGTTCGGGAATATGTCTTTTCGGGGCAGATGCTACCGGGGCCACCGAAGGCGCTACGACGATTGACTACGGAGCCAATACCCAACTCCACTGTACTGCCCTGTTCGCGCACGTTACCGGTATAGATTTAACGGGTGGGATAGCGGCGGCTTTTGTCCAAGCGCCTACCGCGAATGACGCGGGGACGGCAGGCACAACCGGCACGGTCAGTTTAGCGGCGGCGGGCAATGCCAACAATCGACCCATTGTCGGTTTCTTCCACCTCACCAACGAAGTATCTGCGCCTCGTACAAGTTGGGTGGAACTAGATGACCTGGGGGGAGCGGGTGGGGCAAGAGGCGTTGAAAGCCAGTATCGGGTCGACGCGTTCGAGACTACCGCCACCGCAACATGGGCAACTTCGTCGGGGTGGGCCGGCATTGCGGCGGAGATCAAGGCGGCGACTGGCGGCATCACGATTAATGTCAACGCCATCGCGAGTGCAGCGACAGTCTACCAACCTGCCTTAACGTTTGGGGCGATAACGGTCAGCGTCAACGCGATTGCATCTGTGGCGGCCGTTTATCAACCGGTAGTGCAGCCGGGCGCGGTCATCATTGCGCCAAACGCTATCGCAAGCGCGGCGCAGGTCTTTGCGCCCGCCGTGACGATTGGCGCGCTGACCATCAACGTCAACGTGATTGCATCTGTGGC